GGGTCCATAAACCGCCGGGAGAGGGGGAGGGGGAAAGGCACCCCAGGTTGTGGCCGACATTCCGACAGCGGCAGCTGTCGTCTTGTCTGTCGCCGGCCACGTCTGTTCATCGCCTCATAAGCGGCCACTGGTGGGGGTCTTGGCCCATAGGCCGTTTACCCCCCTCCCGGTGTTTCCCCGACCTTTGAGAGCTGTCGTCGCTCGTGTCCTCCTCAGTGCAGCCTTGTGCTGACCGGTTTCGGTGACTGGCCTTCCCGATCACCCTGCGGCTGGGTCGGGGTTCGGGCTTGGGAGGCTGTGGGTTGTACCGGGGCGCCGCATCATTGTCGATTCCCGGCACCTCTTACCCTAGCAGTGTCGACTGACGGGTGGGGTTGGTGAGATGGCTGTTCCTCGTTTAGCGAAGTACGAATCGTGGCCGAAGGAGCGTCGCTACAAGGCGGCGATCGGTCGGGTGTTGAACGACGGGTGGACCCAGTCGAGGGCTGCCCTTGAGTACGGGATCTCCCGGCAGCACCTGTCGCTGCGGATGAAGTCGGAACGGGAGAAGCGAACTGCCCGGGTGGCGGAAGCGAAGGAGCAGGCCCGGGTGGGTCCGCTGGGGTTGAACGAGAAGCGACGGGTCGGGACCTTTCCCGAGTTCGTGGACCGTTACCTGGCTGGTTGGATGTGCCCGGATTGCGGGGTGCATCATCCCACCCCGCAGTTTCATCTCGATGTGATTGAGGCGATCACTGGCGATCATCGCCGGGTGTTGATAAACCTGCCGCCGTACCACTCGAAGTCGACGTTGGTGACGGTGTGGCACACGGTGTATGACATTTGCCGGGATCCGAACTTGCGAACCTTGCTGGTGTCGAAGTCTTTGCCGTTCGCTCGGACGTTTATGCACAGCATCCATGAGATGTTGACGAATCACGATTTGTACGGTGACGGGCCGAACCTGATTACTGATTGGGGGCCGTTCCGCCCTGAGGGGCAGTCGGTGTGGTCGTCGGAGAACATTTATGTGGCTGGGCGGACGTCGGCGGAGAAGGATCCGACCGTGGGGGTCCTGGGGGTGGGGCAGCAGATTTACGGCCGGCGTGCCGATGTCATCAAGTTTGACGATATTGCCACCTTGGACAATCAGCGCAACCCGGATCGGGTAGCCAGCATGTTGGAGTGGACCGATAAGGAGGCCCTGTCGAGGATCGGTAAGACCGGTCGGGCGATTTGGATCGGTACGAGGGTCACGTCGGGGGACATTTACTCCCAGTTGCATAACCGTCCGGGGTACAAGGTTCTCCGGTACCCGTGCATTCAGGACGATGAGACTGAGTTGACCTTGTGGCCTGAGCATTTTCCGTACTCGCAGGCTCTGATCCACCGGTCGGAGATGCGTTCGGCGGACTTCCAGCTGGTTTACCAGCAGGTCGACATCCCTGGGATGGGTGCGTCGTTCACGCAGGAGATGATCGACGTTTGTAAGGACACTTCCCGGGTTCAGGGCCATTATTCGCCTAACTGGCGCCTGTTCGCCGGTTTGGACCCCGCTGGGGCCAATAAGGGCTCCGGGTACACGGCTTTCACCCTTGTAGGGGTCGATACGGAGACTGGGAAGCGGTATCTGGTCGATTCGCTGGCTGTGAAGGCCATGAAGGCCCCCCAGATGAAAGATCAGATACTCGACTGGACAGACCGGTACCCGTTGTTCGAGTGGAGGGTCGAGTCGAACGGTGTGCAGTCCCAGATCGTCCAATACGACATGGAGCTGGTTCAGCACCTCGCCAAGCGGGGCGTCCGAGTGGTCCCTCACCACACTCACGGCAACAAGTGGGACCCCCAGTTCGGGGTCGAATCGTTGGCTCCCCTCATGGAAACCGGCCTGGTGTCTATCCCGTGGGGTAACGCCCCGACCGCACAGGCGTTCCAGCCCCTCATCGACGAGCTGATCGCCTTCCCGATGGGGCAACTCTCTGACAGAGTCATGTCATTCTGGTTCGCCGACCTCGGCTGCCGGGAGCTGATGAAACGGGCGCACCTACCGTTGTTCCACGAACGGATGCGAGTGCCGGCCCGTATCAGGAAACGGCGCCGGGTCGTCGACTTCCAGAACCAGGAGATTCGCCGGATCGCACCTCGGGACCAGCGCCCGGGGCACATGACTCGTGGGCAGTGGGGTTACCGGCGTCAGACTGTTGGTTTGGCCGTCCCGCACGGGGATGTGGAGGAGTTTGTCGCACCTGAGGGGCCGCAACCGGAGAACATCGACCCGACAATCTGGGACCCTAGTTGACACCTGTCGGGTGGGGGCATGAGGCCCTTGATGCTCAACCAGTTTCGTAGCAGGAAAGCTTTCGAGCGGGCCACCAAGCAAGCTGGGGACGGCGAGATTGTCTGCGGCACCTTGGTGGACGACCGCCCGGTTTATTTTGTGATGTCTTCGGACGCCTCCGATGCGGAGGTCCGGGCGAAGGCGTTCGAGCTGCGGAACAAACGGTTGATGAACAAGTTTGAGAAGGTCTTCCTAGAGATCGCAGAATCTACCCAAGGGTCAGTGTGATGTATGCCGCTTGAGATCAACCGCCTGTCGTCGATGTACGCAGCGTGGCGGAGCCGGTTCACTGAACGTGACGTTCGGATGGAAACCATCGACCGGATCGTCCGTGGCGAGTTCGACATCTTTGACCCTGATGAGGAGAAGGTGACGTCTCGGTCGCCGAACCTTGTCCAGGTGGCTATCGAGGACACCGCCGAGGCGGCGTCTCTTGTGCCGACCATCCGGGTTCAGCCCGAGGGTTCGACGGTGACGGCGAAGAAGGTTGCTCGGACGATGGAGCAGATCGCCGTCAACTACATGGACCTCAACCAGATCGACATGCTGATCCCTCGCTCGATCATGGACAAGGCCGCTTACGGCATGTCGGTGTGGACGATCACCCCGGACTTGGAGCAGAAGATCCCGGTGATTGAACGACGGGATCCACGCCAGTGCTACCCGGAGCCGGGGTTCCGCCCCGGTGACGATGTTCGCAAGTGCATGTTTACTCGGGAAATATTCTTCAACCAGTTGCCTGTCGAGTACCAGCAGAAGCTGAAGGACGTGATCGCCGACTACTCAGAGTACGACGACCCGGACGAAAACTCGAAGGTGGTGCTCGTCGAGTATTACGACATGGAGGAGTACATCCTCGCCGGCCTGTACCAGGCGTCCACCTCGGGTCTGGTCCGTTACCGGGGCGACGGCGACGTTCCCCTCCCCGTGGAGTTGGAACGGATCGAGAACAAGGCGGGCGTTTGCCCGGTGGTGATCGGCACGAGGATCAGCTTGGACGGTGAGGTCCGGGGCCAGTTCGATCAGGTGGTCGGGCTCCTCGAGGCTCACATTCGCCTCACTGGCTTGATCCTCGACTACGCCGACCAGGCCGTCTACTCGGACATCTTCGTGAAGGACCTGATCGGCGAGATGCCCTACGGGGGCGGTTCGTTCATCGAGCTGGGCCCACAGGGCGCCATCGGTCGTGTCCCGCCGGCCGTGAGTTCCTTGAACGTCCAGGCGGACTTGGCGCAACTGGTCGACGGCATGCACGTCGCCGGCCGTTGGCCTAAGAGCCGCCCGGGGGAGATCGACCAGAGCATCGCTTCGGCGAAGTTCCTTGAGTCGGCCGCCGGGATGATGAACACGGCGATCCGCACCTACCATCAGATCCTGCAACGGCAGATGGAGAAGGCGCTCAGGATCGCTTTCGAGATCGACAAGACGTACTTTCCCGGGGCCAAGTCGGCGTCGGGCATTCTCCGCAACCAGCAGTTCCTAATCGAGTACAACCCCGGTTCTGACATCAACACCGATCATCAGCTGCGGGTCGAGTACGGGCTGGGGCTGGGTCGTGACCCGGCCCAGTCTGCGGTCCTGCACATCCAGTACAGCCAAGCGGAGTTCGTCTCCAAAGAGTTCGTGCAGGAGAACATCGACGGCTTGACCGACGTGGGTCGGGAACGGTCCCGGTTGGATGTCGAGAAGTTCCGGGGCATGGCCCTCGCCAAGCTCCTCATGGGGTTGGAGCAGGGCACCATCCCGGAGACTGCCCTGGTGGAGATCGCCCGGGCTCGAGAACAGGGAGAGGAGCTGTTCGACCTGATCG